AATCCATACAGCAACTTTGGCAGACCGAATCCATATCCGCAGCCATCATATAACAGGCCAAATCCTTACAGCAGCGGAATGAACATCAGACCGCCGAGCTTTGGTGGTGGTCAGCCATCCATTCCCACAAACCCGAATCACCTTTATGACGCTAATATGCGTCCTATTCCGGGAGCTTATGCTGATCCAAATCGGCTTGACATCATGCAACAGCAGCCTCAATACAACAACATGTATCAGCAGCAGCAGGGTGGTTACGGAAGTTATCAGCAGCCGAGTGGTTATGGTAATTACGGTGGCATGCAGAATCCTTACCAGCCTCAGCAGATGGGTAACACGAACAATTTTGCGGGTTATGGTCAGCAGCAGGCTATGTTTTAATCTACAATAGTTAGATTACAGGTTTCGCACTTGCGCTTTGATTCATCTATTTTTTTCAGTGGCGTGTAGCATTTAATGCAGCGATTTTCATTGAGCTTTTTTTGAAACTCACCTTCTTCTTGAAGTTCAATCATTTTCATCGCGGGGCAACTTGTATCTGGATTTGATTTGGCTCACTGAGTTAATTGATAGTCCTATGATGTCACCAGCATCTTTTAGTGACAATCCTTTTTTTAGCAATCTATTTAATATCTGTGCTTGCTTGGTCATTTTAATTGGACCTTCGCCTTTGTTACTGGAAGGTTTTTCTTTTTTTACAATGGCTCCAGTAAATCTTGGATTTTTTTTATCTTCCTCTATTTGAGCAAGCCAAGCGCGTTTATATAAATCTTCATATTCCTGCATTTTAGTTAGCAATTTTTCTCTCCAACATTTCAAACAAAGCCTGTAATTCCTCTACATTTTGCTTTGTTGTATAATCAGAACGCGCCGTAGCATCGTGTTTCATCCAATGCATACGGCGCTTGATTCTTTCAATTATTTTAACGGTTTCTATGTCCACCGAGCAGTTCCCTTTAAAACAATTGCAGGACCGACAATACCTGTGCCACATAGCTTTGTGGCTTTTTCGTTGAATGGCAGGCCATGAAGTAAGCCCTCTTCGTTTACGAGGATTTGCCAGTCTCTGTGTTCAGGTGAATGGACAAGTTCAACAAGCCCACCTACCAGTTCTTGCGCTTCCGTTAGTGTAGGAGCGCGGTCTTCAAAAACATGAATCATATGGATCTCCTTTTTCCTAGATTGGGATTTATACCAAGTATTCCCATACATTGCAAGTAAAAAGTTAACCGGGAATGCCCGGCAGTTAACCTTTTAACCCGAACATTTTATCGGGTTATACATTATCGCGCCCGGTAACGGGTTCGTATGTTCCATTTGATAGTGGTCCGTTTGGAACGCCGAGATACTTTAGTGGTCCGCTTGGTGTTAATCTGTATTTCTCAACAAGCCCTTGCTGCATAGCTGTTGTGATTGTGTTTTTGATTGTTGTTGGTTTTACGGATTGAATGGCTATGACGCATGGTTCATTTGGTTCCAACCCATTTGCGGTATTCCAAACGCCGTCATGCGTTCCTTCAATTGTTACTGCCAAGCCTTGTTCTTCACGCATGCGAATGTATTGCACAACGTGATCCAAGCGTTCTCTGACGGCTTCGGACATTGCGAGTGATTGAATGTCCACACTGCGATCTTCAAGTAAACCTGTATCTTGGTTGCGAATAAAGTGCCTGATTTCACGATTGGCTGGGCCGTTGGATTTAACGACTGCGCCATCAAAGACTGCGTTTCTTGTGTATGGTACGTTTAAATCCCTGCACCTTTGCTTTCCTGTGCCTTCGTCTACCTGCCATACGGCGAATGCAGAGCGCACACCGTCAACGATAGCGGATGTCCCTCTGATTTTATTACGCGCTTCCTCTGGCGTTGAGATTGGTTCTTTGGCGTCAACCTTTGCCATGTGATGGTTGACCATTACAGTTGCGCCTGTTTCTGTAGCCATCTGCGCCAGAAGCCCCATAAACGCTGCTCCTGCTGCGGGATCAGCGTTGACATCCGCGTGAACGAAAGATGCGAGAGGGTCAATGACAATGAGCTTGAGGTTTTCCATTTCCAGCATTTGATCATAAATGCGTGAGAACTCTTCGCCCATGAGGTAGGTATTATCGAACTTCTGCATGATTGGAAACACGCCACCGAGGTTTGGCAACGGCAAGACACGTAGCTTGTGATCATAGGTTTCACGATAGCGCATGGGATCTAACCGAGAGATGCGACGATGCATTTCGTCTTTATCATCCTCTGCCGTGATAATGATTGCGTCTCCATGCTCTGCGACCAGACCACCGAATGCGTTTTGCATAGATGCGCCAGAGGCAACCTTCATTGCCAAGTCAAGCGTCATCATGCCTTTACCACTGTCACCTGCTGCGGCGAACACCACTGGCACACCGAGAGGTATTGTGTTTCCGATAAGAAACTTTTGTTCGGGTGCGGCACCAATGAAATACTTGTCTACAATCAGACTATCGTCCAAAAGAGATATTGGTTTTTTTACTTTACTTTCATGGTCTTTTAGAAACTTCTTAATGTTGAAGTCTTCTTCGATAGCGTCCGCAGCGTCCCACTTTTCTGGCTTTGTGGATGGGATTTGCAACATCACTGTGGACTTTGCACCTGCGTTTTTTGCTTGTGCTTCTACGATCTTTGCGAGCTTTTTCCCTGCTTCATCATTGTCGGGCCACAGGATTAAATCTTTATTTCGCAATGGCGTGAAGTCGAACTTGCTTGCTGTATTTTCAGAAAGCATGCCTGCACCACCAATGGTGCATGTCGCTGTGTAGCCTAGCTCATTGAGGGCGTCCGCGCATTTTTCTCCTTCAACCCAAATTACCTTGTCGGCGCTTACAATGTCGGGTATGTTATATAAGGGTCTAGGATCGGGTATGCCTTGGCCTCCGCTCATGAACTGGCGAAATTGTTTTTTTGGCTTCCCTTTCCCATCTCGAACAATTTCGCCAGTTTCATCCCTTTCAAAGTATTTCCGAACTGTGACAAGTACCTGCCCATTCTCGTCAGTGTAGTCGTACTCTTCTTCAAAAGGTGTGTTGGGTCCAATCTGAGCCTTTACAATCTTTTGTTCGGGTTTTTGAAAACCATTTGTTGCTGTGGTGTTTGTTACCTGAAAATTTTCAGGCTTGTTTAGCTTCACAACATTCTCTGGTGGGAGTGTGATGTTTTTCGAGAGGTGGTGCGAAAAGTATTCCGCAACCTCTTGGATGGACCAACCGCGTCCTTCTTTTAGGATTTTGGTAATGCCGCCCACACCATCACCTGACTCAAAATCTTTGCCTTTTAAAAACCAAGGACTTTTTGTGTCGATGTTAATTCTAAGCGACTGACCTTTTTCTCCGCTCAGTGAACCAAGCAGGAAATCATTTCCGCGCCTGATGCCGTTTGGGAAGGTTTCAATTAAAGCGCGAAGCTGAACATCTCTTGGAACTTCTTCTGAAATTCTTTGCGCTACTTCCCTTGCATTCTTGCCAAACTGTAAAATATTCATTATCTTGTTCCTACCTGAACCCTTTATACTAAATGTGGGGTGCGCTTTTGATCGGGTTGCACCTCACATTTATTCCTCCCAACAAGTTTCCCGATACTCGCAAAACTTACAGAGGAAAAAATCTTTCGTCTGAGCGATGCGAGGTAGAATGTCACCTGCTTTTGCAGCGGTCAAGATATTTACTGCCCTATCACTAGCCTCCTGCGCAAGTGGTGCATTGTAGGGTACTAGCTCATAATAGATTTCAGACGTGTTTTTATTGACCACTGTGAAGAGCGCAGGGTTCTCCGTTAAGTCCATATACGTCTGATACAGCGCGATTTGCGTTGCGTAAGTTGGATTTGCTTTAGCTACGCCCATGCGAACAAATGCTTGAAACTTTTTATCGTTAGCGGATTTGTTTTCCCAGAGCGCGGGATAGCCCATAGCCACGGGTCCATCACAAACAACGCCGTCTATGTGTCCACGTATTTCACCATCAGCTATTGCAAAGCCAAATTGTTCGCCTTGTTTATCTTCTGTGCGTAGATCAAACCCTGCGTCTTTAATCCACTTGGCGGCATAATCTTCAATGCTATGACCGAACTGAAAAATGCGCAGCGTTCTTGCGCTGAACTCTTTGTCAGGATCTATCGGATAATTGAGATAGCGATATTGTATTTTACGCTGACACTCATCACCAATACTAGATGCGCCAATATACTTACGGCGTTCACGTTTCTGCTCGCCTGTGACAATCGCATTATCAACGGCTGCTTTGATGTGATCTATGGTTGGATCAGAATTAGAAGGGGATTGAAGTAGAGGGCCAAGTGCCTGTTGACTTAAAGTAGGTTTCTTCGAGTTTTCCAATTTCAATCTCCGCTGCTAGATTTTGTG